ATAATACTTGTTTTGATTTCATAATTCGTAAGATAAAATTACAACCGTTAATGCAATGAAAATGATTGCTACTATCAAGGCGATAGATAGACATCCCTTTTCGTATTCTTCATCTTCCGATGGTGTGTTTTCGTTATACCAATCTAATGGATGTTTTAATTTCATTTCTCACTCCTTTCTTTCTCCTTTTTAGCTTTATCACAAGCCGACTTCTTCATTACATACGGACAATCGCAATTCCCGTATCTTTCGTTATACCAACAACAATAGTCACACTGGTGCATCATTTACCCCTCCTCTGTTTTCTGCTGGCGTGATAAAGCCGTGAATATTCAAATAGGCCCGACATAAAGTCGCTATCGCTAATTTTCTTCTATTTTCCATTGTTATTCCTCCTTATCTATCTTTACTCCATTACGATATATTTCTCCAACACTTTTAGGCTCTTCACGGGAAAGTGTAACAGTTACTTTGCCACGATTGACAAAACAGAAACAACCCATCACATTGCACAGATATGCTTCATGCTTCATCTCACATTCATTGCATTCTTTATACAACGAACATTTACTGCAATCGAAATTTATATTGAACGATTCACTCATTTCATGCAGCACTCCGTCTATTATTATTGCGTTCTTTATTTCCATACCGTTCATTCATTAGAAGTTACACCCAAACATAATACTTTGTCATATACTTCCTATACTTATTTCAATAATCTAATTACATTTCTGTTCGCATCGTCTATTAACTTATTCCCAAATGACGAAAGATAAATCCGTGTTACCTTTTCATCGCTATGCCCCATGCTCTTACTGATTACGGAAAGTGGGACATTCGCATCATTTTGGGCAATTGTGGCCCAACTGTGGCGCGCCACATACATTGTCAAATTGCTTTTAATACCTGCGTATTCAGCTATTTTCTTTAAGTTCGCATTTACATTTGAAAGTTTATTGGCAATGTCTTATATTCTATATTCCTACTTGTAGAAATATAGAACACATAATCGGAATCAGGCCTTAAATACTTGTCAATAATCTTTTTTATTTTTTTCTCCATTTTAATATGTAGGATTTTCCCTGTTTTTCTTCTTTTGTATGTTATCACGTCATTTTGAATATTGTCTTTTTTTAAGGAATACATATCTGCAAAGTTCATTCCACGTGTATATAAACTGAACATAAACATATCCCTCGCAAAATCAAGATTCGGATGCGCTTTCAGGTTTAGGCGGTTTATTTTATTTATGTCGTCTATTGATATAGCTCTTTTTTCAGTAACATCAACGCCTGTATAAACGTGTTTGAACGGATTGATTAGTGTTGGCGTTACTAACCCTGAATCCATCGCTTTATGCCAAACGCTTCTTAACATACGCAAATAGAAACTACTTGAATTTCTTTTCATTTTTCTTGACAATAAGAATGATTCAAACGACTCTACAAAATCACAGTCAATATCTTGTAATGAAACACGACTATTCCCAATAAACTCTGTTATTCGTTTACATAAGGACGAATAATGTTTTGAACTAGTTTCTCTGCCTGAAAGGCTTAGTCTGTCGCTAATCTTCATAATGTAATCAACCAAAGATTGACTTATGTCAGATATACATTTTACAACATCATCAGCCGTGTATTCAGGTTTTGTATATTCCAATATATTGATACGTTTCTCAATTTGGGAGAAAAACCAATCTATTTCTTTGTTCACATCTTCATCAGAAGTATATGGATTTTCTTCATTTCCAAGCCATAGTGAGTTTGGTATCTTAATTTCAGGGTTGAATTGTCTTACCCACCTATTTCTGATAATCTGAAAGTATATTCTTCCCTTACCTAAATTATTTGCTGACTGAACAAATTTTAATCTTACTGATGTTTTCCTTGATTTACTACCATGTATTTCCATAATCAATCTCCTTTCTCCTTAATCCGTTCCAGTACATCCTTGTTTGCTTCGAGTATCTCATCGAATGAGGGGATAGGTTTCCAATGAGTAACATATCCAGTCTTGATGTAGGGGGATATCCATTTATTCACTTTTCGCATTGCCATTTCATCAATACTACCATCAACATATTTCACTTGACACATGCCTTTTGCCTGTTCGTTAGGTATTGCATCCTCTACGCTTATCCACGGTGATTGCTTTGACTGCCATTCGGCACCCTTTATAAATGCAGCTTCTGCAATTTCATCATATGTAATCCCATGATTAGGGCACTCATCTATTGAGTGATATTGGGCATATACACCCATTGATTGGGCAGTTGTACGTCTGCACTCTTTAGCTGCTTCTTCTACTGTCTGTTTCATAATCACTTAGTTATAGTAGTTCTTTTATTAAATAAAGCCATAAGTATCAAGGCAAAGGCGACTTTCAATAACCGCTTTTTACCAACAATTATAATGTTGTCTCTAATCATTCCATTGTCAGTCATTATGCTGTACCCTTTCCTATATGGTGGTAAGCACCTATAAATATAAATTTTGGTAAGTGTATATTTCATAATCATTAAGTAAATGGTTCATCACTAAGATTAATTACTCCCTTATCAGTAAACTCGTAACCAATGTATGTAGCAAAACTTCCATTTAAGACATACCAATCTGTTTGATTATCATCATCGCTGTGTGCGAAAAGTAGGTCATTTGTTACATTCTTATCCCTCTTTAAGCCCACGAAATAGTTGTTATTATAGAAACTAATTTCGGGAATATACTTGAATGCGCTTGTATCTATACCATCGTAGATACCGTACTTCTTTTTAAATTTCTCGTCCATAATTATTCAATTTTATAAGTTTCTAACATACATTGTTCACATTGATGAAAAAAATCATTTTCTTTCAACTTTAAAGCAATTTCATAAGCTATATCATATGCCAGTTCGTCTAAATCCTCGTCCAAGTAATATGTCTCGTCTTGCAGGCAGGCAAAATCTTCATCTTGTTCAATTTGTTCTTTGAAGTAATCAAATCCCACTTTTTCATCTTCAAAGAAATCAGTCCATATCCAACTATCTTTGCTAATGTTGTCAAATTGACGTTTGAGGGATTGATATGCTAATTTTAAAAGTTCTTCATTCATAGTTATTCCCTCTTATTTAAATAAATCAAGTTGTGTATGTTTTTGAACTTTCCCAAGTATGAAGTCGCAAATGAAATTCCTTGCGTAGTCCGGTGAAATCATTGACCGTTCTTCGGAACAAATTCCTGCTTTCTTTCCCATTTTACTTTTCATTATTGTTTTAGTTTGTATTGGCTTCTGATAACTTCTTCCATTTGTTGGTTTACAGTTTACAAACCAATAAGCTGTTGGTTTTTTAAAATAGTCACCTCTTTTTGTTCTATCTTTGTCAATAAAAGTATAAGGTATGAAATTAGCTGGAAATAAAAGATAATGCGGCTGTGTAGCAGGATTTTCGACTATCAATCTTAAACCTTTCAAATCACAAACGGCAAACAATTTATATAATAGAATATAGAATTTATTTCTATTATTTATCCTTTCTAATACTATACTATATTGCTCTTTTTTATCTTTACAATAAAGATTATTACATGCCATTTGATAGTAATTGGCTTGCATAGCTTCAAAATAAATGCAGGGGAAGAAAGCTATAATTAAATCATCTTTCGTGATATTATTAAATATGCTTTCCTCTTCATCATATGCTTTTTCAATCTCTACAAACAAGTCTATCTGATAGTCAGTCTTTCCGAATGAATTTTGTATATCATAATCGAAAGATTCATATCCAAGTTTTCTAAACTCGTCACGGAATGTTGCGCTTTGTTCAAAGAAGCAATGTACTTTCCCTTTTATTTCCATATTTTATTCCTCCTTAATTTCTTCAAACAAAACATTTTGTTTATCACTTCTTTGTAAAAATAAACAAATAGCCTTTGAACATTCTATATATCTTGATTTATGATTGAAATAACAATCGCAACGCTCTTCAAACGTAGCTTTCTTTCTAACCTTCAATTTGACACCATTATATTTAAAAACTTCTCCGATTTGTCTTTCTTCCTCCATAATCATATAAATAATGCGATTATTGAAACAATAGTCATAATGAAAAATATCAATGCAAGACATTTCCATATTTTTGCAGTAGCCTCCAAACCGTGTTTCCGCTTGTCAAACTCGCTTAACGCATAATTCAAAGCCTCGTCTTTCAGTCCTTTAAACTTGTCATTCAAAGCCTCGGTTATATCGTCTGCGATAACATGCTTCACCTTTTCTGACACGGATTCCGGATATCCTCTTTCATCATAGTTCAATTCACTCAACAAATCATGATGAAATATATAAGGTATTCCGTTCACTTCGTAGGAAAGTTTGATACCGCTATCTCTCACGTATTTTAAAAAACGCTTCTCCACCATAGCTTCTATTTCGCTGTCTGTCATTTCAGCTTTTTTCTTTATCCGGTAAAACTCCTTTTCGTCTACAATGAGTATCTGGTTTTCCGGCTTCATTACATGTATATCCATTACTTGTTAACCCTCCATTCGTATTCTTCCAGCCATTGGTGATAGTATTTTGCCTTCTTTGCATCTGCCATATTCTTTATCTCGAAATAGCAATCGTAAAAGAATAATTTACTTATAAAATCACGGTTGTAATGTAATGCACTACTACCATCTCCACCACTCAAAAAGGCATACCTGTTTTCCCATCCCGGGTCACGACCTATGTATTTATAGGTGTAAAGTTCTCCATTCTCAGTTATTTGTGCAAGCTTGTCCCCAAACTGCAACTTATCAAATTCTGCTTTCTGTATCATAACTTTGCTGGTTTATTGGTGAATACTATGTCTTTGTCAAACTTGGCGCATTGAATATACCAAAACCCACTCATTGATTGGTAATTATATCTATCAGATTTACCTTCTTTTGCAAATGCAAAATGTTTTGGTTGCCACATATCAGTATCACTATCTCTCATCATCACAAGTTCCCCAATTTCAAACTGCGGTTCGGGCTTTGGTTCGTTGTATATTTCCCAATCGGTAGCAAAGATATAGTCTATACTGACACTTTCAAACCCATTGTCACAATCATCAATAACAATATTTGTGTTTTTCAAATAAATATAGCCAACAGGCCAACTCGCTCTTTTCACCTTGTACCCTTGCTTCATCGCTTCAAGAGCTTCACTAAATGTCATATTCTCTGTTTTCATAACTTTATGTTTTAGTAATTATATCAAATGCAGTTTCTCATATAGGTATTCTCGTCAACCATGCCATCCTCCGATTCTTCAACCAATTCAAAGAATGTGGATGCAGGACAAACATGTTCCTCTATCATTATACAAACACCATCTCCCGGATAATATTCACACGAAACATCGTTATTCCAGTCTATATGCTTTTGCGCTTCTTTAACTATATTATCACAAGCAAGCATATATTCTAAGTATTTATATTCAGCTTTTCTGATTTTATCAAATATATTACCCTTCATTTTCTGTCTCCTCTATTTATCGTTAAAATATTTTTGGTTCTTCATCGTATGGATATTTTACTTCAATTTCGGTTTTTACCTTAATTTTGTCTTCACTGTACTCGTTTGAACCAATTATGAACTCACCGTTTTCTACAAATTCTACCATTGTAATATGAGATTTATAGCCTCCGTTGGATATCTTCACATCTTTGTCTAAATCTGGTGCAGTAAGCAATAAATGCGCTAAATCTCGTATTGTCATTTCGTTTCCTCCTCTATTTCTATGTTAGTCACTTTGCCACGATTGATATAACCTAAACAAGAATGAACACTACATAACCATATAAAATGTCTATTTTCAATTTCATCGCAGTAATATTTTAATGAACAATTCATACATGAGATATTTTCATTCGTTTCCATTTCATGCAGCACTCCGTCAATTATTATTCCGTTCTTTACTTCCATATCAATCTACTAATTCAAAATGAACATTTACATTGTCTAATCTCTCATTTTCAGAACAAAATCCAAAGTTTTCTTGTTTCCATCCTAATGCTTCATAATCTTTAGCACAAATCGGTCTAAAATAGCAAGCATCACACGAAACTTTTTCATCACGTACAACTCTGACTTTATTAAACCCGACTTGAACAATATTTCCAATATTTAACTCCCTACGCTTCATAATACTCTTCATTTGATGTTATACTATTTGTATTTTTCGATTTTCTCGTCCAACTCCTGCAATCTCTTATCTATGTAGGAAGAATTGAAATTTTCGCCCTCTATAATATTAGAATCCTTGCCATATCCCATATCGGGTAGCTGGTTGAGGAAAGTAGAGAAGTTTTTCAGCCATCCTCCTTCGTCAGTCTGTTGTTTAACATAGGATTTAATGGTAAATTCAAGTTCATCCTTTGATATGTTTTTCAACAATGACTTGATTTTCTCCTTATCCTTACGACATTTACCCGTTGACCTTCCTCTATTCGGGCATTTAGTTGGGTATAAATCATACAAGTAATCAATATCGCTGTTAACGTTATTACTTTTTTTAGAACATTTTTTAACGCCATTATTAGATTCTAATAAAGATTTAACATTTACATGCTCTGCATTGTCTTCCGCTTTCTTAGATAATATGATAATATTATCTTCTTTATTATCTGTATTGTTTATATCTGTATAAGAATTACCGTTTTCGGGAAATGGGGATTCAATTTTTGTAATATCGTAACCCTCTTTTCCTAATACTTCTATTGCCTCATCAGAAAAAGAATACCATAATGTTTTCACAAAGGGGTCAGTATTATAATTACCTTTGAGGAGAAAGTTTATTTTGCATAGATTATCAATGATGCGATATATTTTCTTATCGTTCATATATGGAAATAATTGTGCCATTGCTTTAGCAGAATTATAAGTCCAATATCTTCCATCATAGAAATGCTTTTGATTTGCAATATTCTTCTTTATCCAAAAAATAAAGTTTTCAATTAGTATGGCTTCCTCAATTCCATATTTTTTTGCTAAATTTATATTAAAAGAATGATTCATGTTATTTGCATTTTAAATTAGAAATGATTAATCTAAACTTATTTCCTCCATCAAAAGCTGTTTTAATGACATAGCCCTTTTCAATCAATGATGAAAGGATTTTATTAGCTGTTGTTTCGCTTACATTCAATAGATTGGCAATATATTCATTGCTAATAAAACAGTCTTTATCCTTAGTAGTAAAGCTGTCTATTTCCAGCAACAATATACGTTCATTCCAAGAAAGATTTTTATCTTCCCAAATTTCAATTGGAATCCAAATTCCTTTAGTTTGTCTTTCCATAACTTCAATGTTTAATGATATACCTTCTAAATGAAATGGTGGCGAAGTCCGAAGGTATGGAAAAGAGACTTGTCAACTGGTAGCTACTCCAGTCTATCGCCACCACAAATATAAGAATGTTTTTCAATAAATACAAAAAGCACCGAGAAAACTCCCAGTGCTTTAAGCTTTGCTATACACTGGCAGGCTGCACGATTGCAGGTAGAAGTTGCCAATGTAAGCTATATGTTGAATTGCTATTGAATCCTAATATCGTTTATCACCGAGACTTCTACCTCTCGATTGCAATGCAAAGAACGCTGTTATTTTTGAAACTTCCAAAAAACAAGTCAAACTATTAACAATTATTAATCATCTATCTCAAATAGGTTCTTTTTGATTTGCCAATACTCTTTGACTTCCGGCACTCTGATAACTCCCTTACTGTTGTTAATGTCGTACACTTGGAAGTATAGTGTAGATTGCTTGCTTTTGGTGGTATAGACTTGTACAAAAAGTCCGGTAAACCACTCAAACTCACCTTGCATGAACTGTTCCGCTTTGAATGTGCCTTGTATCTTATGCCCGTCTTGGGTTATGGTACAAGTCATATCCCGATTGAACTTCATTGTCACCAAGTTTGGTGGTGTGCCTACATTGTCATTGTCGTCTTGTATATACTGTACAGTCCATGTGCCGTACAGATAGTTAAGCTGGCTTTTCCAATCTGTTTGCGCCTGCATGCTTGCCATCAGTGAAAGCAAGCCAATCAATGTCATTACTAACTTCTTCATTGTTTTATCAATTTTTCGATTATTGTTCTTAGTTCCTTCTCCCAATCCTTGTTCCCGTGCATAGGATAACTTAGCTGATGCCAATTATGGTAGTCAAATAGCTTCATCCGGCATGGGTAGTAATCAAACAGCTTCTTCTCATTGTGGAATACTCTGATATGCTTTCCCTCATACTCTCCGATATTACTCGATTTAAGTTTATAGGCTGCCAAAATTTCGTTGAACTTCTCCATTGGAGTAAATATACTCTTCGCCATAATTCAGCCCTCCTTTTCGGGAGTATAACCTCCCATGAGTCTATAGTTAGGTATCAGCTTGTCGATGCTCTTAATCTCAAATCGTGTATAAGTCACACAATTCGGATATATCTTACAAAGTCCGTTGATTATATACTTGTCATTGAAGTACATTTCAAGCTTCATGTGTACCTCGGATGCGGAATATTGCCTTTTGTCAATAAAGAATATCCCGTCTATTTCACTTGAAAATCCTCTGTTTGTAACTCTGAACAAGTCGCGAAGTTCTTGTATCACGTCTTGTATGCTAATTGGTTGTTTTTCCATTTTCAAATCAAATATGGTAATTATATACATGTTTACACTTGTATCTATTTGTTAATAAATTTCTTAACTGGGTTATACCCAAACCCTCTATAGGGTGGCATTGCTGCATCCCCTTTTACTTTTCTCATGATGTTGTAGGCTCCGTTTATATCTGCATTGAGTAAAATCCCGTTCTTTGTTCTGAAAAGACCTCTTTTTACTCTCTTTCCAACATAACTATCATGATGTTTTATCTCCTCTAAATCTAAAGAACTGCATTTCGACGTGTGAGATTCGTTTATTTCAACAAATCTTAGTCCTTGTCTTTCAGATTTATACCTTAACATTGATATGAACGTCTCAAACGGAATTGAAACAAAATTCTGATTGTTTCTTTTACTCATATTCACTTCCTGTTTCCATCCGTCATTATGTCCCACTATCAATGTCGTTATGTTGTCTTCCAGGCACATGCCTACAATTTCCTTGCTTGCCTTATGCAAATAATCCTTGACCTTATTGTTTCTCTTTCTTGTAAGGTTCATTAACCGTCTCGAATTTTCCTTTCCATTTGTTTTCTTTAATTGTGATTGAACTTTAGCTTTTTTCTTGTTATAATACTGATTGACAGACTTTAATTTCTTTCCATCTATCAAAACAGCCTTATTGCTCGTATTCGTTACAATAGAAGCAAAGTTGTTAACCCCCAAATCAATAGACATATATCTATTGTTATCTGGTAACTGTTCCTTTACCTCCGATTCATACACCAATTCTATTACATAACAGTCTGCTTTCGGAACAAATCTGACTTGCTTAACCGTTCCTTCCTTACATCTGGTTTTCAATGGTTGCAAACCTTCTTTCTTTGGAAAGTAAATATATTCTCCTCTATGCTTAAATTGTGCATAAGAATAAGAAAATATATTTCTTCCTTTTGTTTTATGCTTGTATTTCGGGAATTTAGGACATCCAGTAAATTTCTTGTTATCCCTTTTCCATGCTTTAATGGCTGAAAAATAAGATTTCAGATTTCTATCCAAAGCCATAAGTATTTGCTGGGAAGAAGAACCGCTCATAGCCCTAAAATCAACATTGTTTTCTGCAACCATCTTTTTGTTAAGCTCCACAGACCTTATCCATTTCCCGGAAACAAGAAATTCTTGCTTTATGATATACAAAGCCGCGTTATACAAGTTCTTAGATAAGAAACAAATCCGGTCTAAATCCTTGTACCTCTTGTCATTGACTGTTATTATATGTTGCTCCGTTAAATACATATCGCAAATATAAATAGAATATTTTAAATTTCCTATTTATTTATATAATTTTTAGTGCAAAGTTCTATATAGTTACCTCAAATATTTATTATTGCTACTGTTAATGCTATGAAGATTATTGCTATTATTGCAGCACTTGTCAAGCATCCTTTTTCGTATTCATCCTCATTTTGAGGAGTATTTTCATTATACCAATCCAATATATGTTTCATACCTCAACTTTTACATAGTTATTCTCCTTTCAGCTTTTTAACCAATATATCAGCCATACTTACGCTCATGTCAGCTATGGCTATTCTTGATTTGTTCTCATATTGTGGATTATTTAAAAGTGTTTGCATTGTTGCTATTGCAGCATTTATCCGAACCTCTTCCCAATCACGCCCCTTTGCTTCTCTCTTCACTTCATCAAG